TGGTCGCAGTCAAGTTACTGGCCGCTGCAATCATCTATGCATTGGTCTGTTTGGCATATGGAGGTAAGGAATGAAGACAAGAGACCTGAAGATAGGACGCTTGTTTCCTGTGTGGGCGCGTGAATTGTATGGAGGTTCCCGGAACGAAACGAATGCCCTGCGTATAGCTGACGAACTGGTAGACATGATCGGACAAGCAACACTGATCAGCAAGGTAGATCGTGCCTGCGTCAAGGAGGTCATACACAAGTGTAAGCTTAAGGGTAACAAGTCTAACACGATCAATCGAAAGTTAGCGTGTCTGTCCAAGCTCTTGAACTATGCTATTGACGAGGAAGTGTTAACTTACAAGCCTGTCATACCGTTCTTCAAGCCTGCTGTTGGGCGGATCAGGGCGTTGTCCCGTGAAGAGGAGCAAGCGCTTCGCTCACACCTGCCACCGGAGTATGCAAATTTGTTTGACTTCCTGCTCTACACAGGGTGCAGGTACGGTGAAGCTATCAACCTTACGTGGCAGGACGTTCACGCTGATCATTCGGTAACGTTCTGGTGTACCAAATCGGACACACATAGGACAGTTCCACTGGCTGACAGGGCGTTAGCGGCACTCAACGCCTGCAAAGGTCGCGATACACCCTTTGGATGGATTGAATACTCCAAGTTCAAGCTGGCTTGGGATGTAGCAAAAGTCCTAGCAGGATTAGGAAGGGATCGGCAAGTCACTCCGCACGTTCTCCGGCACACTTGTGCAACCCGGCTGGGAAAGGCTCGCATCGATCCCCTGCGTATGCAGCAGTGGCTTGGACATCGTAACTTAAGCATGACCAAACTGTACACACATCTGGATGTAGAAGACCTGAGCTACGCAAAAGATGCTCTAGAAGGCTAATTTGACCGGTTTAACCGAATCCCCTCCACTAACAGAGGCTCAAACCCTACCCCGGTAAACTCATGTATACATATGTTAACATATGTTAACTCTAGTTAACTTCAGTTAACTCTATCTAACTTGGAGTAATACCATTGTTGTTAGATCAACAGTTAAAGATCGAACAGTCTATGGCTGATGAAGCTAAGCTCCGTCTAACCCATGACAATAACAAATCCTCTAAAAGACAAGCTTGGTCTGAGAGCAAGCTAGGGTCTGAATACACCATGCAAGCTTCCATCAAGTTTGCTAAGTTCGTAAACGACCAGTACACCTCGTTTATCTCCAGCACAAATCAAGATGAAAAGGGTAAGCTAACAGGGTCTAACATCCGTGGACTCAGTTTAATGGTTAAGTCTGGTATACCTGCTGAGATTGTCTCTTACCTGTTCACCAAAGCTCTCTATAACCTCATGCCCTTGGTCCATCGTAAACGCCTTAAGCGTGTTACCTTGTGCAAGAAGGCAGGAGATATGATCCACGATGAAATGAGGATTAGGTTCTTTGCTAATGAAAAGAACCGTAAGAATCTTCTCAAGAAACTTATGGCTACGTTTGATAAGCGTACATATCCTCGTGAATGGCGTAAACGGACCATTAAAAACTACTTTGATGCAGAAAAGCTTAACTGGTCTACATGGGGAGACAAGGAAAAGCTTGTTGTTGGCTATACCCTGCTCATTTGGTTCAGGGATTGTACACGTCTAATCGACGCTCCTCGTACAAGTAAGTTTGTTGATCCTACGTCAGCCTTGTTGGATCACGTACAACAGACGATAAAAAATAAAGAGCTAGACCTTATGCTCTACAAGCCCATGACAATTAAACCTATACCGTGGACAGACAACAACCTTTTCCGTGGTAACTACTTAACGGATAAGGTTAAGCCGTATGCGCTGGTCAAAGGTTCTGGCCCACGTGATGTGGAGCGTATGCAGAAGAGTGATTGGTCGAAGATCATTCCTGCGATTAACGCACTGGCTGAGACGCCTTGGCGTATCAACACTCGTATGCTCGATATGCTCCAGTGGACACTCTATGAACGTCAGGGGAATGTAGCTGGTCTACCTCCTGCTAACGATATACCTTTGCCACCTGAACCTGTTGGCTACCGTCAGGATGACGAGATAACCAAAGCACACAACAAAGTTTGCTTTTTGATCCACTCTGAAAACAGAGAAAACATCTCTAAGCGTCTTCTCGTTTTTGCTACCATTACTGTAGCGCAACAGTTCAAGGGCTATAAAGAGATATACTTCCCTCACAGCCTTGACTCACGTGGTCGTGCATACCCTGTGCCTGTCTTCCTGCAACCACAAGGTCCAGACTATTGCAAAGCTTTGCTAGAATTTGCTAACGGTAAGTCAATCGAGAGTGAGCTTCACGCTTGCTGGTTGGCTATCGCTGGAGCAAATGCTTACGGTAAAGATAAGATCAGTCTACAAGAGCGTATCAATTGGGTTCAAGAAAACCAAGATGAGTTGATCTTCTCTATCGCTCGTGATCCTAAGCGTGACGTTCGTTGGCAAGAAGCTAGCGAACCGTTTCAGTTCCTTCGCTTCTGCTTTGAGTGGTTAGCGTTCAACGAATATGGTTTTGGCTACAAGTCTCACATGGTCGTGCCTGTTGATGCTACCTGCTCAGGTCTTCAGCACTACTCAGCCATGCTTCGTGATGAGGTAGGTGGACGTAGTGTCAACCTTGTTCCCGGATTGGATCGTCAGGACATTTACCAAGACGTAGCTGACAGAGCTATCGAGCTGTTAATGGAAGAGGGAAGTGATGAGGCTCGTAACCTGATTAAGTTTGGGATTGATCGGAAGACAACCAAGCGACAGGTTATGGTCGTCCCTTATGCAGGTACGTTCGCATCGTGTATGAATTACACGCGAGATGCTCTTAACGACAAGCTAAAGGAAGGTCACCAGAAGCTGTGGTCTGATGAAGAACACAACTCTCATGTAGTCAAACTGGCGCAGGCAATCTGGCAGGCTATCCAAGATGTAGTCTTGAAGGGCAGAGAGGCGATGGAGTGGTTGTCTGGTCTGGCTAGGGAGTATTCTAAGCATGTCAACACCACATCAGCCACGTCAGCGTATGACAAGCGCATGTCTTGGGTGACGCCTGATGGTTTTGAAGCTATCCACTTGCGTTTGGACAGCAAAAAACACCAGCTCGATACCTATCTAGATGGCAGGCTTCGCTTGACCTACTACAAAGACATCGATGCCTTGTCTCCATCTGACATGGCTCTAGCGTGCGCTCCTAACTTTGTTCACTCCCTTGACGCTACGTTGCTACGCATGTCTGTGATGAAGGCGCTCGATATTGGTATACGTGACTTTGCGATGGTTCACGACTCGTTCGGCGTACACGCTAGCGATATGCCAGTATTCCTTGACCAGTGCGTCAAGCCAGCCTTCATTGAAATGTACCAGCGAGACATCCTACAGGATTTTGCTGATCGACTACCCTCAAGCATGGACATACCTCCTAAGCCTGAGCGTGGCAGATTGGTTCTGGAAGATGTCCAACACAGTGAGTTCTTCTTTTCGTAATCGCACGGTTACGCATAAGTTTCCTCACCGAATCCCCTCCACTAACAGCAGCAAAACCTTTTAACGGCTGTTGAAGGTAAGATTATGCCACACATGAAACAGAACAGGGTGTCTTCTAAGACATCTATTGACCTCATGCCACAGATTAAACGGATCGTTCGCGATGCGATTAAGGATGGCCTGATCAAGTCAGAGCGACTGGATGTCTATAACGAGAAGATCAAACGCCTAAAAGGCAATCAGCTCGAAGACTACCTCCAGAAACTCTGGGATGAACTTTAACCTCTGACGAGAACACTGAATGAAACAGAAACGTATATACGTAAACTTTGTCTCACCGATTGGTAGCGCTAAGTATCCACGGTTGGACCAGCCCTACAAGTGGGACATGGGCGCTCGCAAGAATATGCCCGATCCTGAAGGGCAGTTTGAAACTGCTTTGCTTGTCCCGGAAAAGGAAGCAAAACCTTTGATCGACAAGATCAAGGAAGCCATCGCTGAGAGTGGTCTTAAACCACAGCACGTCCCTTTCAAAAAGGAAGTAGACAAGGAAACTGATGAACCTACTGGCATGGTAGAGTTTAGGTTCAAGGCGTATGGCAGGTTGAAGACTGGCGAGCCAAATAAGATTGCCTTCTTTGACTCCAAGGGACGGCCTGTCCCATCCAACATTTACCTCACTTCTGGATCAACGATCCGCTGCATCGGTTACGTCTCCGTAGCTCAGATGGGCGCTCGCCTGAACTTGAAGGAAGTACAAATCATTAACCTCGTCGAACGTGAGACGAGCGGCTTCGATGCAGTTGAAGATGGTTCGTTTGTCTACGAAGGAGACGATGAACCGGATATTACATCTTTTGCAGCTAACGAAGAAACCAACAGCAGCTCAGCGGACTTCTAGTGGATTCCGTTCAGGGCTTGAAGCTCGCATAGCAGAAGAGCTTCTCGAAAAGGGAGTATCGTTTGAATACGAGGCTCATGTGATTGAATATATCAAGCCACAGAAGAGCGCTAAATATACTCCTGACTTTGTATTGGGGAATGGAATTATTGTTGAAACAAAGGGAAGGTTCCTGACAGCAGACCGTCAGAAGCACCTCTTGTTACAGCAGCAGCATCCTGACCTCGATATTAGATTTGTATTCTCACGATCTAAAGAACGCATCAGCAAACAGAGCAAAACGACTTACGCCATGTGGTGTGAGAAGAACGGCTTTATATACGCTGATGGTTCCATACCAGAGGAATGGCTGAATGAGTAAGAATGATGAACCGCGAGAACGTGTGGCCTTCAACTACTATTATGCGCACGACAAAGAAGCTACTAATGTGTCCGTCAGCTTTACGCCTACCGATCTAAATGACGTGGCTAACAAGTTTAAGGACTTTCTTCTAGGTATGACTTATAGCTACGTCGATAAGGTTGTGATTGTTAAAAACAACAAAGATGAAGTTGTAAGCGATTAACACGCAGGACTGCACGTTGGATAATGATTCTAACTACCTTTGGAAAGAGCCTTGTCCAGCGTGCGGTTCTAGAAACAATCTAGGTCGTTACGATGATGGACACGGCTACTGTTTTGGATGTCACTACTATGAAAAAGAGAAACCCAATAGCGAAAGCGTTACGATGCAAAATCTTCACCTCAAAACGTATCCCAAGTCGCAAGGCTTACTCTCGTTGCAAGGTGAAGCAACAGACCTTACGACACGTCAACTCAGAGAGGACACGTGTCGGTATTGGTCTTATCGCGCAGGGAAGTGTGATGACAAGCCAGCACAGTATGCTTACTACCTGAACGACAAACGTCAGCCAGTTGCAGCAAAGGTACGCTTTGCTGACAAGACGTTTAAGTGGATAGGCGATCCGTCTCAAGTACGTTTGTATGGACAGTGGCTTCACAGTGGTAAGGGTCGCATGATCGTTGTCACTGAAGGAGAGATTGATGCGTTAAGTGTCAGTCAGCTTCAAGGCAACAAGTGGCCTGTGGTATCTATTCCTAACGGAGCTGCTAGTGCAGTTAAGTCAGTTAAGGCTCAGCTCGATTGGTTGAACGGTTACGATACCGTAGTCTTAATGTTTGACATGGATGAACCGGGTCAGAAGGCAGCTCAAGACTGTGCTGAATTGTTTGAACCGGGTAAAGTAAAGATCGCTAAACTACCTTTGAAAGATGCTAACGAGTGTCTGGTCAATGGTAAGGGCGATGAAGTTATACGCTCGATATGGAATGCTACTGTATACAGACCAGACGGTATCATTAACGGCGCTGACTTGTGGCAACAGGTGATAGCGGTCGATGACACCAAATCTATTCCTTATCCTTGGCAAAATCTAACATCGATAACACTAGGCATACGTCAGTATGAGCTGGTCACACTCACTGCTGGCTCTGGTGTAGGCAAGTCAGCAATTGTTAGAGAGATTGCTTACCATCTCCTACAGCAAGGAGAAAACGTAGGCATGATCATGCTCGAAGAGAGCGTGAAAACTACAGCCCTTGGTTTGATGAGTTTGTATCTCAACACACCAATCCGGCTGAATAGAGACAGTGTTAGCGAAGCGCAGCTAAAGGAAGCTTTCGATAACACTCTAGGGACTGGGCGTCTCTACCTTTACGACCACTTTGGTTCAACACAGGTAGACCATCTTTTGTCCCGTGTACGCCATCTAGCTAAAGCTCTCGATTGTAAGTGGATCATCCTTGACCACTTGTCGATTGTTGTAAGCTCGATGGAAGAAGGCGGTGATGAACGTAAGCTCATCGACCGCACAATGACGCTCCTACGCACACTGGTACAAGAAACCGGTAT